GTTAAGGATAAAAGTAAATGAGAACTAAACCACCATGCACTAACTACAAATTAAATCCTAGAGTTGGTAAGGAGAAAGCTACCCTTACTGTATCACTAGGCTTACGGACTGCTAGGTAGCGTAGTCACTCTTATAAAGGAAAGCATTATAGGATAGTGTTGACAGGCACGATAAAAACCGATAGTTATGTTGCTGTTGGAGGAGTTGGTAGTTATCTTCGGAACTAAAAAACTACCACCATTAATTTTATAGGAGATAGATATGGGATTTACATTACAGGGTGAAGATCAAATGTTAGGTGCAAGGCTCTTAACTATGAGAGCAGGGTTACAGTTAGAACTTAAAGGATTGCGAATGTCACGAGGTGTTAGTTGCTATTCTTTAATTAAACAAGAGACAGGCTTGAAAGGTAGTAAGCAAAAGGTTTATGATCAATTCGAGGTCATGTTAAAAGAAGCAGGTATACTGCAGGAGACAGACGATGAGTAATGAAATCAACAGCACAGTCATGGATAACATGCGAGATAATGTGCATGAACTATGGGTGATTGAAGGTCGACCAGACTTAGAAGATGATTGCCTTCAGTATTGTTATGACAATATTGATAGACCTGTACCAATAACTATGATTGAGTTTTTATCTCAGCATTGTGGTCAAGCATTATCAACTGCTGACTATAAACAAATGGCTAACGAATCTTTGAATGCTCAAAGAAACCACTACACTAAGGAGGACTAATGCCTAAATATAATTTGCTATCAAGTGGTAGTACCAAGATTGAAAAGAGTAACAAGCTATCTGACGAATACTTTAGTCGGATAATCTATCTAGCTTCTGATGATGAAGCAGATGGTAAGAGAACTGTATGTCCTTATGCTAAGATTGCAGGGTGTAGTAAGCCATGTTTAGACACAGCAGGGATGGGTAAATTCTCTAATGTTCGCAAGGCTAGAGTTAGAAAAACTCTACTGTTCTTAAACGAGCCACAGGAGTTCATGAGACAGCTTGTACAAGACGTAAATAAATTCTTGAAGGAATGTGATAGGCTTGGTAAAAAACCTGCCCTACGTCTCAATGGTACAAGTGATATTCAGTGGGAAACTATCGAGGTTGATGGACATGAAAACATCTTTGCCATGTTTCCACAGATACAGTTCTATGACTATACAAAAATCCCAACTAGGAAGGTAGAGCACATACCTAATTATCATTTGACTTGGAGTTATTCCGAAGCTAATGATAAGTATGCTACTCTGTTCGACAAAGTATCGAACAACATAGCAGTAGTCTTTCGTGATGCTCTGCCTAAAATGTTTAAGGGTTTGAAAGTAATTGATGGGGACAAACATGACATGAGATTTCTTGATGAAACTCAGGTGGTGGTAGGTCTTATCGAAAAAGGTGAAGCCAAGAAGGATACTTCAGGCTTTGTAATTGATTTAATAAATGCGAGGGCAATATAATGTATGCAGTAAATGAAACAGAACAAACAGACTTAGAAAAGCTAGATGAAAAAATAGCTGATAGGATTGGAGACTTAACCTTTAGACAAGAAGATGTAGAGTCTTGTATTGATAATGCACAAGACGATATTATAGATTTAAACAATGAGGTTGTTGAGTTAAGACAAGCTGTAGAAGAACTACAAGATACACTGGAGAAACTAACTATTGACTAAAGGAAATTTTTATGATACAATACAACAAGATTAAGGTGACAGCAAAAGTAAAAGCTAAACATACAGTATCAGATTATTTGATGAAGGTGTTTGATGGGTTGAAACATAATCCATTAGACTTTATAGATGATTGGGAAACCATGACAACAAAAGAACAAGAAGCAGTAATAGATCAAGTCAGCTTGTTTGAGGACAGGATACACAAACTGCTTGGAGTTAAATTTAAGGAGATAACAAGTGCGAGTAATTTTAATAAATCCATTTGACGAGACAGTCAAAGAAGCAGTATATGGTGGAGACTTTAGAGAAATCTATGATCTCATTGATTGTAGAACATTTGATGTAGTAAGACTATCAGATGCAGACGATCTGTATGTTGATGATGAAGGACTATTGGTTGAAGGTAATCAAAGATACTTTAGTTGGTCTGGTAGAAACTTTGCAGGTAGGGGTCTCATTATGGGACATGATGATGAAGGAGAAACCACTGCAACAACCTATGACCTACAAGAAGTTATTGATAGGGTAGAGTTCTTACCCGAAGGACATAGAGAAGAACCATACATGGAGTTCAAGGTTTTATCGTGAGCAGTAAACAAATTAAAAAACTACGTAAGCTTATTAAACCTTTACAGGTTGAGTGGCTTCAATCTATATTGCCTGAAGATCAAGGCAATGTAATTACTGTAGATAATGTGGATGAACTTATACCTGATCAAACTCATGTGATAGGTAACAGACAAACACACTTATCTTTTATGTCAGATAAATGGATTATGAAAGTATTAAAAGATAATCCACACATAACAACATATAAAGAATTAGCAGACATCAATGCACAAAAACAAAAACATTTAGACAGGAGAAATTAATGGAAGAATATTTAGTAGATGTTTTGTTTGACGGTAAGAAAGAACAGCTTAAAACTTTTAGTGCTTCACCTTTAGAAGCATTAGATAGCATGATAAACTTTGAAGATGTTGAAGCTATTTATAAAATTACTAGGCAAACAGATAAAAAGAACTGGTCTTTTGACAACAAACACCTTACAAAATTGAGGGAGTTGAGGGGCTTAATAGATAACGAAGGTTTTATCTTTCAAGAATTGAGGAGGTCTCATTAATGGAATTTATGTTAGCAGTCGTAGGTATTGTTTTACTTTTGTCAATGACAACTTTGTACATGTACTTGGTTGAAGATGATAAGGTAGAACCACATGTACCCACACCTATGAAACACAAGGGTAATTTCTGGGATGCAGAGACACAGAAGTACTACAAGTGGGATGAGTTAGAAGAATTAAATAAATCGAGGGAACAAAATGACACAGCATGATGAAGCTGTTAAACAGCAAAGGGAGATACTTGAATTAGAAAAACAAGCCAAGCAAATTAAAGCAATTGACACACGTTACAAAGATGGTATATGGTATCAGCAGACAACGGACTACGCAGACGGACGAAGGGTTACTGAGTTCAGAGACAGTAGAAAGAAAACAATAGAGGAGTACTATGGCGAAGACGTGGAATAAATCAGCACATAACTCTGCTACTAAACAAGGTGGCAAGAAGACAAGTCAAGGTAGAGGTAATGTTAGCACCTCCACCATGAACAAGAACAAGAAAGCTAACTTAAAAAAATATCGAGGGCAAGGTAAATGAAAGAGAAAATGATAACAATTAAAGTTCCTGAGTCTAGACTTAAATGGATTAAGGAAGAATACAAACTAGCCAAGTGGGGAGTCAATGGTTTGTTTGAGTATGGTGGTATGGATATCAAAGAAGCACATGCATTAGCAGATATTCTTTGTCATGTTAGTGAAGTGTTTCAACTTGAGGATGAGTAGTGAACATATTTTATTTTGATGAGTGTCCAACCATATCAGCAGAAGCACAGCCAGATAAAATGCTAGTCAAGATGCCACTAGAAACAGCACAGATGTTATGCACTGCACACCGAGAACTAGATGGTGATGAGTATGCAGATGCTAATGGACTTTACAAACGTGCATACTGGAATCATCCTTGTACTATCTGGGCAAGAGAATCTAGCTCTAACTACTCATGGTTGTATCGACACTTCCTAGCACTAGGCTTAGAGTATGAGTACAGGTATGGTAGGAAACATGCAAGTGTTGTCAAGCTAGAAGAACCACTGAGCAAGATGCCAGATAATATTACACACACAAGTATGACACCACTAGCACAGGCTATGCCTGAGGAGTATAAGAATGAGGATGCTATTATTGCTTATCGTGATTACTGCATTAACGAAAAACACTATGCCAAATGGGAACGCAATAGAACTAAGCCTATATGGTGGACAGCACAGGAAGCTGTTTAAACATTTTGAAATTAAGTATTGACAAGAGTTTCAATCCATGTTATAATGGCACCTTATGTATTTAAAAGAAAGAGAACAGTACGACACAGAGATTTTAACTCGTGATGAGTATAGAAGATTTGGTGAGTACCTAACTGTAAACAACCTAAACGTTGGGCACGTTGTTGAAAAGTTAGATGATACATTCAAGGTAACATTATCTAGTACACCTCTCACCTTTTGGGAGGAGATACTAGCTGAGATTAGAACTCTTGATTAAGCATATTAAGGAACAGCCCTCAAATGTAACTTCCTTTAGTCCTTGGTATTCGACAGAAGTCGAGCAAGTTTTCGGTGCTTTGTGCAATAAGAACCGACTCCGTTTAAACACACTCAAAATTAATTTAAAAACTACTGTACTTTTTTATTAAAGTATGTTATAATGCACACACTTAATACAACAAAGGAGGAAACTTATGTATGAGTATGTAGAAGGAAAGGCAATGTGGGCTAACGTCACTACGCCTAACACTAGGTTCGGTGACCCTAAATATCAAATCACCGTGTTGACTGATAAAGAAACAGCAGAGAGATTAGAATCTGTTGGACTTTCTCAAGTAAAAGATAGAGCTGGTAACTTCAAGTATGAAGAACCTGCGTTCTCTTTTAGTAGGAAAGTTGAGGTTGCAGGTAGAACAAATACTGCACCTAAGTTAGTCGACACAGACGGTAACCCAATGGATGTTTCTGTTGGTAATGGTTCTGAAGTTAAGGTAAAGATTAAACCTTACTCAGGTAAGTATGGTACATTCGCAGAGTTAATAGCTGTTAAAGTTAATAACTTAGTTGAGTATACTGAAGCTGATACAGATAATGAGGAGTTTTAATTATGATTATTACTATTAATAATGATGATGGCAACACATCATTTGATGTGAATAACATCAGTGATGATTCTATAAAGCAAGAAGCTACTGTTATCGTACAGAAAGTAGGTAACCTACAAGTTATCATAGAAGCTTTAGACTTTGCAAGTCGTACACATCGTGCTAACTTAGAAGAGTTACTCAAAGATAGAGACGAGGCAATCGTTGAGACAGACCCTGCTCGTAATGAGAAAGGACAGTTTGTTGGCGATGACCCCGACACTATTGAAGACGAATCAAGGGTAGTTAAAAAGTCAGATAAATAATAACCATTAGTGAGGGCTAATATGGAAAACAAAACTTGGGATAAGTTACATCAACCATGTCCACTTTGTAATAGTAGCGATGCTGTAGGAATAAACGCAGATGGCTCGGCAAAGTGTTTCAGTTGTGGAGAATTTATGCCTAACTATAATAATTCATGTGAAGGAAAAGATATGGTACAACAAACAACAACAAATCAAACAGCGTTTAAACAACCTGATAATTTAGATACAGGTACTTTCTCTGCACTAACCGATAGACGTATCTCTCAAGGTACTGCTAAGAAATATGGTGTGAAAGCAGTGCATGATCTACAAGGCAAGGTTACTAAACACATGTACCCTTATTATAATGGACACGAGATATCAGCTACTAAAATTCGTAATGTAGTTAGTAAAGATTTCTTTGTCAACGGTTCTTATAATGATACAGGATTGTTTGGGCAACAGTTGTTTAAGGGTGGCAAGTATGTCACCATAACCGAAGGGGAGTGTGATGCTATGTCAGCTTACGAACTACTAGGTAGTAAGTGGGCTGTGGTATCCATCAAGCGTGGTGCACAGGGAGCAGTCAGAGATATTAAAGAAAGCTTGGAGTTCTTTGATGACTTTGAAAATGTTATCGTTGCTTTTGATAATGATAAGGCAGGTAAGGAAGCAGCAGTTAAAGTTGCGAGACTGTTTAAACCCGGCAAAGCTAGGATACTCACACTTCCCAATGGGTTTAAAGACCCTAACGATATGCTACGTGACAACAGACATAAAGATTTTGTTGAAGCGTGGTGGGCTAGTAAAGTTTATACACCATCAGGTGTTATAAATGTTACAGAGCAACGTGAGAAGTTTCATAATCGTGAGAAGAAACAAAGCATACCATATCCTTATGAAGGACTTAATAAAAAGCTGTATGGCTTGAGACAAGGTGAGCTTGTAACTCTGACAGGTGGAACAGGACTTGGTAAGTCTAGTGTAACCAGAGAGATAGAGCATTGGCTTGTGAAACAAACACAGGACAATGTAGGTATCATAGCATTAGAAGAAGATTGGAGACGTACCATTGATGGTATACTTTCTATTGAAGCTAACGCTAGGTTATACATTGACCAAGAACGTGAGAAGTTTTCTAAAGAAGAACTTGATAAGATGTTTGATATCTTGTATGATGGTGAGAATAAAAACAGAGTATGGGTTCATTCCCACTTTGGCACCAACGACATTGATGATATCTTTACCAAGCTTCGCTTTATGATTATTGGTTGCGACTGTAAATGGGTGGTAGTAGATCACTTGCACATGTTGGTAAGTGCAGTACATGAAGGTGATGAGAGACGAGCTATTGATACTATTATGACTAGACTTAGAAGTTTAGTTGAAGAGACAGGTGCAGGGATTATCCTTGTATCTCATCTCAGACGTGTCGATGGTAACAAAGGACATGAGAATGGAATTGAAGTAAGTCTCTCTCATCTACGTGGCTCAAATAGTATTGGTCAGTTATCAGACTGTGTGATTGCATTAGAACGTAATCAACAATCAGATGACCCAGATGAAGCTAGGACTACAAGACTACGTGTACTTAAATCAAGATACACAGGTGATGTAGGTATGGCAGCTAGAGTTATCTATGATGCAGAAACCGGTAGACTATCTGAATTAACTAATGAAGACATTGAGTTTGATAACTCAGGCGAAGAGGGATTTTAATGGATTTAGTATTTGATATAGAGACGGATGATATACATGCCACAAAGGTATGGTGTATCGTTGCCCAGAATCCTGACTCAGGTGAGATATTTAAGTTCCCACCTAATAAGTTAGAAGAAGGGTATCAGTTTCTTACTACAGCAGACAGGCTGATTGGTCACAACATTATTGGATTTGATATTCCAGTTGTCGAAAAGTTTGGAGGAGTTAATCTCAGTGATAAAGATGTCATTGATACTTTGGTTTTATCCAGACTATTTAATCCAACACGTGATGGTGGTCACAGCCTTGAGACTTGGGGGTACAAGTTAGGTTATCCAAAGATTGAGTTTGAAGATTATCTTAATTACTCTACTGATATGTTAAACTATTGTGTACGGGATGTACAGTTAAACACTAGAGTACTACAA